AGGTGAATGGTTTCAGGAAGGTAGAGCTGGTAATAGATATGTTCAATCTTATGCTACTTTTCATAGATTAAGATTATATGCTAGAGGAGAACAAAGTGTTCAAAAATACAAGGATGAATTATCTATAAATGGAGATTTATCTTATCTTAATTTAGACTGGAAACCAGTAGCTGTTATATCAAAGTTTGTGGATATAGTCGTAAATGGAATGTCTAACAAATCGTATGATATAACCACTTTTGCTCAAGATCCTTTCTCTACAAAAAGTAGAACAGATTATGCTGCTGCTGTAGAAAGAGACATGAACACTAAAGAAACTTTGCAAAACATACAGCAAAATTTAGGTATGGATTTTTCTGCAACTGGAGATTTAGAAGCTTTGCCTCAAAGTAAAGAAGAGCTTGATATTCACATGCAAATGACTTATAAGCAAAACGTTGAAATAGCTGAAGAAGAGGTTATTAACAATGTATTAAGTGCTAATAAATATGATCAAACAAAAAGAAGAATAGCTTATGACTTGACAGTTTTAGGTATAGGAGCTTCAAAAACAAGGTTTGATGAGTCTGAAGGAATAAAAATAGAATATGTTGATCCAGCTCGTATAGTTTACTCATACACAGAAGACCCAAACTTCGAAGACATATATTATGTAGGAGAAGTTAAAGCTATAACTATAGCTGAATTAAAAAAACAATTTCCAAATATACCAGACGAAGAACTTCAAAAAATACAAAACATGCCGGGTAATTCTCAGTATGTTACTGGTTGGGCGAACTATGATCAAAACACTGTACAGGTAATGTACTTTGAATACAAAACTTACATTGATCAAGTATTTAAAATAAAGAAAACAGATCAAGGTTTAGAAAAGACACTAGAAAAACCAGATACATTTAATCCGCCAGAAAATGATAATTTCGATAGAGTTTCTAGGTCTATAGAAGTTTTATATACTGGTGCTAAGGTTCTTGGTAACAATTATATGCTAGAGTGGAAGATGGCAGAGAATATGACCAGACCTACAGCTGATACAACCAAAGTAGATATGAATTATTGTATATCTGCCCCTAGAATGTATAAAGGTCGTATAGAATCTTTAGTAAGTAAAATTACTGGATTTGCTGATATGATTCAATTAACACATTTAAAACTACAGCAAGTAATGTCTAGAATAGTACCAGATGGTGTGTTTTTAGATATGGACGGATTAGCCGAAGTTGATTTAGGTAATGGCACAAACTATAATCCAGCAGAAGCTTTAAATATGTATTTCCAAACAGGTTCTATTGTTGGTAGATCACTAACACAAGATGGTGAGTTAAATAGAGGTAAAGTACCTATTCAAGAATTATCATCGTCATCTGGTCAAGCTAAAATACAAAGTTTAATTGGTACATATCAATATTATCTACAAATGATAAGAGATGTTACTGGCTTAAACGAGGCAAGAGATGGTAGTGCCCCAGATAAAGATGCTTTACTTGGATTACAAAAAATGGCCGCCAACGCTTCTAACACAGCTACAAAGCATTTACTAGAGTCGTTATTGTACTTAACAGTTAGAACATGTGAAAATATAAGTTTAAAAGTTGCTGATTTAATACAAAATCCTTTAACTGAAAACTCATTAATAAATTCTATAAGTACATTTAATGTTAAGACATTGGAAGAATTAATGAATCTACAGCTACATGACTTTGGTATTTACATACAGCTAGAACCTGAAGAAGAAGAAAAAGCTTTATTAGAACAAAACATACAAATGGCTTTACAAACAGGTGCTATTGCTTTGTCAGATGCTATTGATATTAGAGAGATTAAAAATAGTAAACTAGCTAATCAGTTTATAAAACTTAGACAAACTCAGAAAATGCAAAGAGAGCAAGAACAGCAACAGGCCAATATTCAAGCACAGGCTCAAGCTAACGCGGAGTCTGCAGAAAAAGCAGCTATGTTTGAAGTTCAAAAACAACAAGCTTTAACTCAGGAAAAAGTAAGTATAGAGCAAGCTAAATCTCAATTTGAAATACAAAGAATGGAAGCTGAAGCTCAAATAAAAAGAGAGTTAATGGCTGAAGAGTTTAATTACCAAATGCAATTAGCTCAAGCAACTGCAAAAGTTCAACAGCAAAAAGAAAGTGAAATAGAAGATAGAAAAGATAAAAGAGTAAAAATACAAGGAACTCAACAATCTGAATTAATAAATCAAAGACAAAACGATTTACTACCTACTAATTTTGAGTCTGCTGGAAACGATAATCTAGATGGTTTTGGACTAGAGCAGTTTACACCTAGATAAGATTACAAACAATTATTTAATTATATTATATTATGTCAGAAACAAAAACAAATGAACCTGTTAAACAGGAAGGTGATTTTAGTTTGAAAGGAAAATCTAAAAAACCAAAACAATTATCAAAACAAAACAACGAGATAACTAAGGTTAGTTTAAAAGAACCATTAGTTAATCTTGAGCCAGATGTAACAAAGGTAGTAATACCAAAAGAAGAAAACAATGCCATTCAAGAACAAAGCACAGAGAGCAGCGTGTTACTCGAAGAACAGCCCAAAGTGGGACTGCAAGAAGTGGGACAAGGAGACGAAGGGCCCATTGAAGATGATAAAACGCAATTGCCGATTCAAGAAGTAACCAATGAAGAAAAACAAGAAATAGCTAAAGTAGTTAAAGAAGCTGTTAGAGATGAAAAAATATTAGGAAAACCTTTGCCTGAAAACATCGAAAAATTAGTTTCTTTTATGGAAGAGACTGGTGGAACAATAGATGACTACGTTAGGTTAAACACAGACTACTCAAGCGTAAGTGAAGACGCTTTAATTAAAGAATATTATAAAAAAACAAAACCTTATCTAGAATCTGAAGACATTGATTTAATGTTAGAAGATTATACTTATGACGAAGAGTTAGATGAGGATAGAGATATACGCAAAAAGAAAATTGCGTACAAAGAAGAAGTTGCAAAAGCTAAAAACTTTTTGGAAGAAACCAAGAGTAAATATTACGACGAAATCAAGTTGAGACCCGGCGTAACTCAGGAACAACAAAAAGCTATGGATTTTTTCAACCGTTACAATGAAGATCAAGAAACAGCTAACAGACAGCATGAAGATTTTAAATCTCAAACTGATGACTATTTCAATAACGAATTCAAAGGTTTTGAATTTAATGTTAGTGGAAAAAAGTTTAGGTACGGAGTACAAGATCCAAGTAAAGTCGCAGAAGACCAGTCTAACATTAACAACTTTGTAGGAAAGTTTCTAAACAAAGAAGGTAAAGTAACAGACGCTAAAGGTTATCATAAAGCTTTGTTTATGGCATCTAATGCAGACACTATTATTAATCACTTTTACGAGCAAGGTAAATCAGACGCTACTAAAGATATCATAAGTAAGTCTAAAAATCCTAGCACACAACCTAGACAGGCACAACAAGGTGAGTTTATAAATGGCTTAAAAGTTAGATCTATAAGCGGTCAAGATTCTTCAAGATTAAAAATAAAAACAAAAAAATTTAACTAAAAAATTATTATTATGAGTTTAAGTCCTCAATTTGGTAGTTTAATCCCTTCGCAGGCGCAAGAGATTTTAAACAGTAACTACCTACAATTTAACAGTAATGCAGCTGGAGCGCAGAACACAAACAGTTTTGCTCAGCAGTATTTACCAGAAATTTATGAACAAGAAGTAGAGCGTTATGGAAACAGAACGTTATCTGGATTCTTAAGAATGGTTGGCGCTGAAATGCCAATGACTTCTGATCAAGTAATTTGGTCTGAACAAAATAGATTACATATATCTTATCAAGGTGTTGGAGTAGCAAACGCTGCTGGTACTACTAGTACTATTACATTATTCGCTGCTGGAGCAGCTGGATTACAGAATGTTATTTCAATTAATGATACTATTGTATTTTTAAACCCTGCAACTGGGGCTGAAAGTAAAGCGTTAGTGCTTGATTCTGGAGCTTATGCTGGATCTGGTCTTGCTGCTGGAGCAATTGTTGTACAACCTTTTGATAATGTTCAAATTGGAGCAGCACTTGCAACGGTTGGATGTAAAGTATTTGTATATGGTTCTCAATACCAAAAAGGTCAAAGCATGAATGGTGCTTTTGCTGCAGGTGGAGCGAATCAAGGACGTATTTCTGTTGAGCCTCAATTAACTCAATATTCTAACTCTCCTATCATATTAAGAAGCCAATACGTAGTAAATGGTTCTGATATGGCACAAATTGGATGGGTAGAAGTTGCAACTGAAGATGGAACATCAGGATACTTATGGTATTTAAAAGCTGAATCTGAAACTAGATTACGTTTTGAAGACTATTTAGAAATGAGTATGGTAGAAGCTGAATACAATCAAATACCTGCTGTACCTACTACATCTCCAGGATCTGAAGGTTTATTTGCTGCTATTCAATCACGTGGAAACGTAGAAGTAGGATTTACTGCCGCTGCTGGTTTAGACGAGTTTGATGCTATCCTAAAGAACTTAGATACTCAAGGAGCTATTGAAGAGAACATGTTATTTTTACAAAGACAAACAGCTTTGGATTTTGACGATATGTTAGCTTCTATTTCTGGTGGATACGCTGGAGGTACTGCTTTTGGATTATTTGAAAACTCTGAAGAAATGGCTTTAAATTTAGGTTTCTCTGGATTCAGAAGAGGTTCTTATGACTTCTACAAGACTGACTGGAAATACTTAAACGATGCGTCTACGCGTGGAGGAGTCAATGGTATTAGTTCTGTTGAAGGAGTATTAGTACCTGCTGGAACTTCTACAGTTTATGATCAAGTATTAGGAACTAACATCAGAAGACCTTTCTTACACGTAAGATATAGAGCTTCTCAATCAGATGATAGAAGAATGAAATCTTGGTTAACTGGTTCTGCTGGTGGAGCACAGACATCTACTTTAGATGCTATGGAAGTAAACTTCCTATCTGAAAGATGTTTGATTACTCAAGCTGCTAACAACTTTGTATTATTCAAAGGAATCTAAGATTCAACAAATGTAATTCTTACCCTCGTTGTAACTACGGGGGTAACAATTACCCTTATATGACATTAGCCCCTTACTATTATTATTAATAGGCTATTGTCACACTTACAAATTATTTAATTATATTATATTATGGCTGCAAAAAAAGCACCAGCAAAGAAAGTTGAGGTTGCTCCTCAGCAAGAAGTAGTGGTAGAAACCCCTACAAAAAAACAACCAACTAAACCAAGTTGGGAAATAAAAGATAGAGTATATTACTTAAAAGGAAATAAATCTCCTTTAACTTTAACAATACCAGGAAAACATACAAAGAAGCATTCTTTGTTGTATTTTGATCCTAAAAGTGGTAGGCAAAGAGAAATAAGATATGCTACAAACCAAGACTCACCACTTGTTGATGAGCAAAAAGGAGAATGCACTTTAGGACACATTAGATTTATGGATGGAAGCTTAAAGGTTGGTAAAGAACAAAAAAACTTACAACTATTATTAAGTTTATACCACCCATTAAAAGGAAAACTATATGATGAGTTTAATGCGGTTGAACAAGCTGAAGATGATTTAGATATTTTACTATTGAAAAACGATGCTGTAAACGCAGCAAGAAACATAGACATAGATCAAGCTGAAGCAATAATGAGAGTTGAGATTGGATCTGAGGTTAGTAAGATGAGCTCTAAGGAACTTAAAAGAGATCTACTTATGTTTGCTACAAGAAATCCTGCTTTGTTTATAGAGCTTGCAAATGATGAAAATGTGCATCTTAGAAATGTAGCTATTAGAGCTCAAGAAGCTGGAATAGTTGTTTTATCTCAAGATCAAAGAACATTTACTTGGGGGTCTAATGGAAGAAAACTAATGACAGTTCCTTTCGATGAAAATCCTTATTCTGCTATGGCTGCTTATTTCAAGACTGACGAAGGTGTTGAAGTATTCAGATCTGTAGAGAAAAACTTAGATTAACATGTAATAATATATACCGGCTACACTATGTGGTCGGTTATATTATAATAAAAAAACAAAATAATGGCTATAAACGTAGATTTAGTTTATAAAACTGTGTTGCTAATACTTAACCAGCAACAAAGAGGATACATAACTCCAGATGAATTTAACAAAGTTGGTAATCAGGTTCAGTTAAATATATTTGAAAAATATATGAGTGATCTAAACCAACAACTACGTATACCAGAAAATGATAGCGAATACGCTAACAGGGTAAAAA